CTTGGTTTGGTTGCCCCTCGTAAGGCTTTGGATCGTTTGGGAGCCATCGGGTTAGTTCTGGACTGGTCTGGCTGTGAACGGACTGTCTTGGTGGATTACCGACTGTGTCGGGGAGGTATTGCCAGAAAAAACAGGGGGGGTACGCACCATCTCTAAAAAAACGCGCTCATTGCGAGACCCTTTACGACTATTACACGATTTACACGCGATGCGCATGTTCGATTCATCTATCGCAAGCTCTGGTGCTTTACTCACAGGGATTATGTGGTCAATAGTCAGGTTATTACCATCCTGCCCTTCATGCCCACAGTAGTAGCAGACGTACCCATCTCGTGCCAGCACTCGAAGGCGTACTTCTTTGTACTTCCTCGATAGTCGAGGATCACCCTTCTTGGTACTCATTGCCATCCTTTAATCTTAAGATGTTGTAACGCCTTACAGTAATCAGGCTCATCATACTCTGTATAACCATAACGATGTAGCACATAAGACCAATATCTGTAGAACTGGTAGTCATATGGTGCTTTATGTAATGACTTACTCTTTATCTGGTAATAACCATAATGTGATCCATTAACTGCATCATGCTTAAACCTAGACTCTCTATACACAATCTCGTTATGGCATTTATATTGCTTATCAGTTAATTGGTAATCAGCTAATTGTTTGATGTTTTGATAAGGACTTATTGAGCCACTTGATGCCGTACTCATGGGAAGGCATAGAGCTCCCACCAACGCTAAGGCTACCCCCCGAGCTACCCGCTTAAGCGGCTCGGGGTGAGCCCCCTGAAGGGCTCTAGCCCAAAGCGTACCATAACGACCTAATACATTTGTAAAAGTGCTGGTCAGAACGGCGTGTCGTTTCATGGAATCTCCTTATCAACAGCCTGTGGATAAATACTCTCCAAATGTGGATAACTATTTGTCAGTTGAATAGAACCCAGAACCTTTGAAATGCACAGCAGGAACCGAGCTGTACACCTTCCTCATGGTCTCACCACAGAAGGGACAATCTAGATCGTGTGGCTCGGATATGGATAGTTCCTTGTCGTAGCGGGCATTCGCCTCGCATTGGTCGTTATTGCACTCGAACTCATAGATTGGCATTAACGGACTTTATACCCTTCCAACTTTTTAATGCCCTCAACTGCCTGATCTCCCATAGCAAACAAGAACGATTGAAATGAAATTGTTTTCTTGTTGCCATCTGGTCTCTCAAATTTCATATCTCGGGCGGTTGGTACAATAGCGTTTGAAGCGTTCCAAAGAGCTTGAAACCACTTGCTTTTTGATACCACGCATAACGCTATTCCATTGCCATTGGCAATAAACTTATCTACCCATGGGGAAGGCTTACTAAATGGCGGATTCATCCAAACCATGCCAAACCAAGGCTGAACCAACCCATCATCTTCCTGTGTGTAATATCTGTGAGCTGGAACATGGCTACCGAATTTGGGTGCTGCTACATCAAGGTCAAACACAATGCCCATGCGGTCAAACAACCATTTAGGCGTGTAATGTTCATCGGACTTTTCTAAAGCTCCGCGCACGTGCGACATGGCACATCCTTTAACTTCCATGCGCCACACTTATTGCAACGCTCAGGCTCTAATTCTACCGAATCTTTCTGTATATCTCCGTAAATAGGTAGAAGTAACTGCACCAAGTCCCCAAATCGGATGAACGCTAGATACTCGGAAGCATCTTCGCCTTGACCATTCATGCGACACACCACGAAGGGAAGCTCTTTGCCCCCTGCTCTTTTGGTCGCTTGGCGCAGCCACTCTAAGGGCTGGAACGCCGATCTAGCCTTAACCTCAACGTCGAACGGGACGTTGGTTATATCTTTTCCAGCACCACGACCGACACCTGCGCTTCTCCACCATTGCGAGAGATAGGCTGCAACCACTCGCTCGGTTCGCAAGCCTCGGTCTTTTCTGTGTCGTGTCATTATAGTTAATTCACTATAACCTTACGCACGACCAGCAGAATTAATTGTGCGGCACTTGTTACAAGTCCACTCTTTAAGCAACCAGCGTTCTCTAATCTGAACCCAGTTAGGAACTGTATTGCACATCTGGCAGATAAGTTTGTATCCCAGTTCTTCTAACGCTGCTGCATTAGCTCGTAGATTTTCTTCTTCTTCAGGCGTAGGAAATGACTCCCATTCGCCGTCTTGGTTCATGAATTGTATGTGTCCCATTATTTTGCCGCCCTTGGCTTCCATGTGCCATCGCTGGCAATCTCGTACCAAATAGGGTCGCATGGGTCATTCATGGGATGTCCGAACTCTGGGCAACGCCAATGCCCCCAAGGCTTACCCTGCTTGCTGGTTCCAGTTTTCCATACACGCGCACCATGCTTGCAGCTCTCGTCTGTCGCTGTGCCACCAAGGACATCCTTCACCATCTCGACTGCTTGCTCTAGCGTCTGTGTTGGTTCTGCTGGTCGAATCGTCCAAGGATCGTCCTCCTTTGGTACTGGCACATATTCGCTTGATGACTGCGCCATCTTAGCCTTTACTTCTTCAATCTTAGCCTTTACTTCTTGCTTAGCTGCTACCTTGGTCATTTCTTCGCGGCTTGCTCTTTTGCCTTTCGTTGCATAGCCAGCGTTCGCAAGAGCCCTGCCGATAGCAGAAGTTTCGCAGTTCTCGAGAGCGCTGGTCGCATTAACGCCGCGACCTTGTACTGTCTCTTCTGCAAGCCCTGTTGTCCATGGGCGGGCATCAGCTTCAGTACGATAAATAGAAGCCTCGACAATAAAGCGGCTGGAAGAATGCTCAAGAACCTTCGTATGTATTTGTCCATCTGGATGCTCCTTCCAAAACTTGACTAGGCGTTCTTCGACTGTCTCGTAATCATCTAGGTTAAACATAAAGCTCATTCTCCTGTGTCTGTAAAGTTCCTGCTATTGCGAGGTATGCACACGCATCGACCTGATTATCAACTTTTGCAGTCTCCATACTTCTTGCGATTTTGACCAACGCCATACAAGTTGCAACTTGATAGTCTGTGATTGGCATTTCAAGGTATGAACTCCATAGTGCGGCTGTTCTTTGCATATTGTCGCTGGGATGTCCATAGTCCATTCCACGATCTTGAATCGTTGCTCTTGCTTCTGTGAGGAAATCACCTGCGTTCATCGGCTAACTCGCTCAAGCGACTCGTAATAGCGGCGTACTGCAATGCGCCCCTTCACGTAGCCATCGTGATAGCCAGAGTAACGACCTAATGCAAACGCGCCAAGAGCAACGCCTAAAATGATGAGCTGTAAAACAGTCATTGTGAGCCCTTTCTGTTAGGTGTAAGGCTGGTTCTAGACCTACTTTGCCAATGGGCATTTCGCCAGCCTTACAGAAAGAACTTTACAGCAGGATTAGCCGACAACCACCACGTTTTGATAACGAAACGATAACTATTTCATCCACAGACTCATCGCCTAAATCTGGTCTAGCGAACCCTTCCATAACGCTTCCCATGCACAATGAACGTGCCGTCCTTTTCAATGTTAATCATGTCCACTTGTACGCCTCGATCATCCTCGGTCATTACTTGGAACGCTTGCTGCCAGTTCGGTGCAGCGACGTATAGAGCCCTTTTGACGTCCATGAGGTGTCCGCCATCAACTCCCCTGTGAACGCGTCTTAAAACGCCCCCAGAAGCCTCAGAAAAGGCACTCTGTCCTGCCCTATGAGTATGTCCACAGATGACGTTAAAACCCATTCTACGGGCGTGTCCAAGGGCTGTAAGCCCTGCGTGTGGGCTTAGGCTACCTTCGTCTCCATGAATGGCTATCCAACCTTTAGCAATGGCGTAAGGCTTCTTTTCATAAGACACGCCTAGCTCATCAAAGCGCATGAACTTGTCATAACGCAGCTCTGGCAATGCTAAAAAGGCAGGAATCTTGCGCATGATGACATTGTAAAGTCTGTCCGTATGGTTGCTTCTGGTTATATGGGCTTCCTTGGCATACTGGGTAAGCGACCAGATGACCTCGACTGCCTCTTCTCGGTGATCGTGTAGGGTCTGCTCAAACCAGCCCATTTTGTTTTCTTCCCATTTGCTGATTTGAGGTAGGTCAATTTCATCGCCCAAAATTACAACAGCATCGTGCTTAAAGATTTTTAGGAATGAAGCAATGTTACGGACTGTGTGTGCATCGTGATAAGGCACTTGCAAATCTGGTATAACTATTGTTCGCTTAATCGTCATCCTCATCTTCGTAGGGGATGTTATCTATGCGGTTGGGTATTTGTGGCAGTATCCAATCGGGATAAGCATCGCGTTCCATGATGATACCCAGAGCAATATCAACGCTAAATCCTGCTCGGCGCAGGGCTCGGTACATCTCATGTAGTCCAATAGCCCACGCGTCTAGTGCGTTGTAAGTGTCTAGGTCTATGACCTTCTTCTTAGCCATGACTTTATTATCGGTCTAGAAGTATGTTGTAAATCTCATCGACACGCGAATTAAGTCTCTTAATTTCAGAGAGCAAATGAGTAATGACGTACCCAGCCAGACCGCCAATAATGCCGATAGTGGCTATGTAGAGCGTGAAGAAGTCCTGCTGTGTCACTTTTTCGGGCTCGCATATCCAAAGACCCCAGCCACGATTGCGCCAAGGATTGAGCGATAGTCCAGAGCAAAGTTCGAGGTAGTACCCCAGACCGCTAGAAAAGCGCCAATAGAGATTACTGCTGGGTGTTTCATGTTCATACGCTGCCGCCTATCATCGGGATATTAAAGAACGAACCATCTGTATCGCCCTGCTTGGTAAAGCTGATATGAATGTGATGCTTGTGGCTATTAACGCCATCGTAAGGACGCCAAACCCAACGCTTTTTAGACGATGCGATGCGTCCGTTGAAGATGATGTAACTGATTCTCTTATCGCCACGTTTTGCTGCAAGTCGTAACTGATCCGCAAGGTCAGGGGCGAGGTCAGGCTTTGACTTTCCAGATAAATCCCTGTCAATGTCAATGGCTCGGACGATACCCTCTGCATCAGGATTGTGGTCACTAGGACGTGCTGAATGACGTGCATCGCCAATCCAGCCGTCCGAGGTGCGATCTCTGTCTGGGTAACTATCATCGACCTGCTCCCTTAACTGCTGACCTGCCTTGCATAGTTTTGGAGTCATGCCAATAAAAGTTTGGCTTCCTCGGCTGTAATGCCTAACCGCTCTAAAAGAGCTGCTTTTGCAATTGCATTTTGCTCTTTTTCTAATTTGGCTGTTGCTGCTGCGCTTATCATTTCTTGATATGCAAAATATTCTTCTTCAGTCATTTCTCTATCTATGACTTGATCTATTTCTGTATTATGAACTCTGATTATTGGATTTGACATTATTTGACTCCATATAGTTTGACTGTTCCAGCAGAAAAAGTTCCACCTGCGTTGGCAAATACCAAATCTGTGATAGCACTATTATCTAAAACTACACCACCGCCGAAAACTTCTGCTTGACTTGGACCAGGATAAACAAAACTTCCGAACCATTGAATAGTTTTGTAATGCGAAGTATTTAAGTAATCGTTAATCTGTATCGCCCAGATGTTATTGGCGTTTGTTCTCAATGGATATTCGTTCATGCCGATATTCCAAGAAGTATCTGGACCACCTGAAACCGCTGATGCGCTGGCAGTTTTGCGAACTCCTGTGTACCTATATACCGAACCAGTATTTTGGGTTCTCATGGTCATAATGTTATCGGCGGTGTTGTTTGTAACGCCATAAACAAGAACGTATAAATCTGTATAGCCTGAAGATACACTTACAGTAGTCGAGGCTCCAGATAATGTTGTGGTGGAAAGCAAAGTCATTCCGCCGCTAGGAGCTGCTGCCCAAGCTACACCAGTTGCTGCTGTGGAATCGGCTGTCAAAACTTGTCCATTAGTCCCAATAGGAACCCGAGCATTAGTAGTTGAATAACCCCATAAATCGCCTTTAGTTGTCAAAGGGCTCGCACCGCCACTAATAGAAACCCAAGCAGATCCAGAATAATATTCTGTTGCATTTGTGTCTTTTAGATATGAAATCATACCTTCCTGTGGGCTGGCAATAGCAGAAGTACGCGCTGCGGCATCTGCAAATACCATTACTACCTGCGAGGCTAGGTAGCCATTTGCAGCAGCGGCAGTTAAAACGTCCCCTGTTGCGAACTCAATATATCCTTGTCCTGCTGCCATTATTTAGCTCCTAGTAGCTCAATGTAGATTGTCCGATTATACCGCATGTACTGCTTCCAATAATGAAGCCATCCACTATTGGTTCTAGCGTTGTAATCGTTACGCTCATCTTGTTTGGTGTTATATCCCATGCGAAGCCTTGTGCTTGCAGGGTTTTCTGGATAGTGCTGCCTTCTTGTGTAACGTTGGTGATGTTGAGATTGTCAAAGTAATCAAGCCCGATAAGGGTGTCGGTTGGTACTGCAGGATCGAGCAAGTCCACAGTCATCTCGTCAATGCGGATAGTGGTCTCTTTGCGGGTATTGACATAGTTCTGCGCTGCGCCTAATACCTGCGCATCGGTTTCGGCTACAAGGCTTTCCTGTGTCAGAGAGTGTGGGAAGTACTTGTCAATCGAGGACTGGCTGAATACGTTTTGGACTGTGCCACCTACGCGGCTGAATCGCACATCGTTAATGATGAGCTTGTCATCAAAGGCGTACTTAAGCTGCTTGTATGGGATACCTGTGGTCTGGTTGAACTCGATGGCTGTATCGCCTAGCGTGGCTGTAACCTCGCTGCGAGACTTAAAGACTGCCGTTCCGTCTGGGCTCATGTAGAACGCGCCAAGACCTTCCGAGAACTCCACGTTCTTGATGGCTTCAAGCGTTGTGCGTACTGTTGCAGGATCAGCAATACAGGTCGCATCTCCTGTAGCAATAGAGCGCATAGAGTTAGGGAACTGCACATCATCTAGAATCTTGCCTATGCGTGTGCCAGTTGTCTGCCCTGCTGGAGTTGTGGCAACTGTAGATATGTTAGCCATTTGTAAAAGGCGAAAGCCGTCTGTGCAAAGAATGTCCACATAGGCAGTCTCTTGCCCTGTAGGGAAGGTGTAGCGGTAATCATTGACATAGCCAGAGAATAGGAAGTGTTCTGCTGTGGCTGTAGTGGCAGAGATACGCAGCTTGCGTAGAGGCACTAGATAGCCGTAGTAAGGCGATGAGGTGTTTTGTGGGTTGAAGTAGCCAAGCGGGTCAAGAACGCGCACTACTGCCGTACCTGCATCGTATTGGTCTTTCAGGATATTGCGCCCGCGTCTAATTGAGATGTTATAGACGTCAGGCGTTAAATCAACTGTTGGGATAACTACATCAGATGAGCCGAATGACGATACGCCAATAATGCCGTTATCGGGCGAACCAATGACGAAGCCTGTGCCAAAGGTAGCGCCAGAGCTAAAGTCAAACGTGACTGCTATCTGTGCAGGTAGGCTCATCCAGCAAAGCCACCTGTTCTGCGGTTGATGTATGCAGAGTCACCTGTGGATAAGGATTGGTTTTGTAGTCCCTTAGCGATGGCGTTGGTTATATCGCCTTCGCCTGTAACTCTTAACTCTACAACTTGGCGGTTGTACTGCTGGGCTGCTGCTTCGTAACGTGCCGAGGATAGAGCCAAGGTTGCAGCTTGTGTCATGCTCGCACCTGACGCCAGTTGATCTAATACGACCTGATTAAACGTATCTTGAATTGCTGCATTGCTTGAGACTGTTGGCTGAATGGTCGTTCCACCTACGCCGCCCTGTGCGCCAATGTGTAGCCCTAATGGGTTGCTGGCTGTAGGTGTGCCGAATTGTGGGAACTTAAGAGCGTTAAGTTTCTTCTGAAACTCTAATATCCATTCATCGAGGAAGGCAAAAGGGTTCTTAATCTTGGCATCGCCAATAGATAAGAAATACTTGTACAAGCCACCTGTGGCATCCTGCGCCATGAGTATCTCGCGGGTGAGCTTCTGTGCTAGAGCATCGTTCTCATTCATCAGCGCAAGCTGCGCTTCCACGCGCTTTCTATCTTCTGCCGATAGTTGTCCCTTGAGTGCAGCGATAGCCTGAATCTGATCCATGTCAAAGACTGTGCCAGCCTTCTTCAGAGCGGCTTGCTTCTTTTGCTCGGCTGTAATCTTCTTTTGATTAGCCATCATGTCTTTGTAAAGCTTGGCTTGCTGTTGTTCAATCTTGTTGAGCGCAGCAGCGTTACTCATAGACTTACGGAATAACTCTTGCCCTTTCTTAGCGGCTGGAGCCGTCTGTGGGCTTGCAGAACTGAAACCAAGATATGCCTGACCAAAAGCGGCAACTGCCTTCTTAAGCGTGTCCGCCATCTCGACCAAGCCAAGACCAAAAGCATCTACTAAGAAACCTAAACGCTTAGCACCAGATGACTGGTCTCCGTTTGCCCCAGCCAATGTAAAGAGAGCCTTGCCAGCGTTCTCCTGCAAATTGCCCCATGCTAGAGACAAGATACTTAACTGACCTGCGTAGGTGTTTAAGTAAGCCGCATTTGAGCCTGTGAACTTCTGGTTGAGGATTTCCTGTAATTCTGCAAATGATTTGGTTTGTAAAGCTGCTTTGCTTAAGCCTAGAGAATACTTTTGTAGTCCCCTAGTTTGTCCGTAATAAGCCTTTGCTAAATCTTCTGACACGTTGGCAAGAGACTCACCTGTGCCACGCGACACATCTATTGCTGTGTTAAGAATTGACTGGGTTTTGGCAAGGCTACCAGTTTGCTGCAATAGTCGCTGAAAAGCTGGACGAATCTCGTCATCAGCAATCTGCGCGGTTCTTTCAAGATTTGAGATGTATTCGGTGATATATGGATTGGCGAACTCAAGTCCTAAGTTCTTTACTGCCTGTGTTAATCGGTTAGCTGCTAATTCATCCTGCACAAAAGCATTGAGTGACTTCTTGGCAAAGGCTGCTATTGCTACGCCACCAAGGGCTGCGCTAAGACCTTTGACTGAACGCTGGAGTTTGGTGACTGCTTTATCAGCTCTGTTGATGCCTGTTGAGTCAAGCGTGGTGGCAATTCTGATTGCTAGATCGGTTATTGCCATTATTTGCTCCGTCCTCTAAACGCCACATTGCCTATGCCGCTGGTTTTCTTTACGACTGACATATTGGCGTTCTCAATAGCCTTTACAACTGCGGCAGTAGTTCTGCCTTGATCCTCTGCCCATGCTCTAAACATGAGACGTCCCTTGGTCTTGCGTGTTCTACGTCCTGCGCTATTAGATTGCTGTGAATCAACCAACGGCGGCAAAGCGTTAATAAATTGCTTGCCAGCGTTAGGGTTGGCTGACTTATTGACTGTTTTATCCATTTGCCATTCTGTGATAAACCTGCCATTACGATATTTTTTAACGCGTTGCGCTGGTGGTAAACCTTGTGGGTTCTTGCGTCCTGCGGTCTCATAGATAGCACCAGCAGCAGACTTGTTAAAGATTGTGGCTAAAGACCTGAATCCACGTCTATTAGGCTTGCTAGGTGTGGCGCTGTAGTTGATACCTTTACGGATAACGTCAGCGTTAAAAGCGCGGTACTCCCACTCACCTACAGGATTTGCCCAGCCACTTAAAGGTGACTCGGCAGGTACAAAGCCACGCGCACGATTAACTACCTTGCGCAAATGCCCAGCAATTTCTTTCTGGGTTGCTTTGGCTAATTCTGGTGTGTATTCCTTCAACGCTTTACGAAGTTCTACGGCGTTGTCTATTTCGACTGGCATCCGCTTGCTCCTTCGCTATATCCTTTAACACCTGTATATGAGCCTTAAAAGCCATCGAAGAAAGCTCCACGATGGATTGGAACGGAACTCCATACTCGTAACTTAATCTAGCTGCGAGGTAGGTGACGGAGTTCCGTTCTAACCTAAAGGGTCGGACTCTAAGACCTCAACTGACTTGAGAGTCTCCAAGAATCCTTCACCAAAAGGCTTGACCACTTCACCCGAGCGGCGGATGGCTTCCCAGCACAACCAATAAACATCAGATTGCTTCTGATCTTCAATGAGTGCCTTGTGAAAGCCTTTCTTAGCATATTGCTCAAAGCTGTACTCCAGCAGCGGAGTTATCTCAAACTCCTGCACCTGTCCGTCAGCCCTTGTAACTTTGAGTTTTGCCATAGCCCTTATCTCCTATCAGGAAGTTGTTACTGCTACTGTACCAGAAACGTTCCAAGTTACTGACTGTGTGCCAAGGTCTCCAACTGCGCCGTTAATGTCGGTGAGGTTATTGACTAAGCAGGTCATTGTGTAAAGTGGGTTTGTCGCTGAAGTTGCTGCAGAAGTCTGCTTAACTGTAACTGTGACGTTTGTGCCGTATGCAGCCTGTAGTGTCTGCAAGACTTCGCTGGTTGCTGTGTCGTTGAGGAAGTCAATAGTGATAGATGAAGCCTCAAGACCCTTAACGAACTTGTGTCCTGAATCGCCCATCGCAGTCACTTCGAGCTCATCGAATGTGCGGTTGATTGTGATTGCTGTGACGTGATCTGACAAGTCTACTGAATTGACTGTAAGAACTACGCCATTGTTTAGAAATACTGCCATTTCAGTTATTCCTCATCTTTCTTGGTAGTTGGTTTTTCTTTGGCTGCTGGAGCTTGTCCGATTTTCACTAGAAAAGCGTCGCGCTCCTTTTCCCAATCTGACATGGTTAGCTCCATTCCGTTAGGGTGCTGATCTGCACGTTACAGGTCAGCAGGTCTCCAGTAGGCAGGTTGAGTACAGCAGGTGCGCTCACGCTTCCTACGTTAAAGACAATGCTAGATGCTTCGAGTAATTGAAAGACTCGTACTATGTCATCCTCAATACCAGCGAGGTTGCCCTGATTGTCCAGCAATGGCACAAGGATAGAAATCTGAAAGTTAGCCAATGGCGCAATAGCCGTATAGTCGTTATTACTTGGCACGATGTAAGGATCAGCAGGGCTGACGATTAGGCTGTTAGCAATAGGCGTAGCAGGTGGGTAAGAAAATACTGACCACTTTGTATTGTCTGTAAGAGCTGCTGCGATGCTAGAGCGTAGGGTGGTTATTGCTGGCATCAGCCCACCATTGAGTTAGGGCTTAGATAAGGTGCTAGTAAGCCACGAACGCGAGCCATGAGCTGGTTGCTCATTGTGTATGGGCTTGGTGCAAAGCCGTCAATAGATACGCCTTGTCCTGTTGGAGCCTGACGCGCTTGCCAAATAGCCACAGCAATCATAAGGCTGGCTTCTTGTACTGCTGAAATAGTTGTGTAATCCACGTAGGTATCGGCTGACAATGTGCCGAATGGATTGACTGGATGGTAGGTAGCAGGGGTGTTGTTATTGCCTGTAATTGCATAAGTGATTGAGTATTCGCCAACGCCTGTAATGGTCTTATTGCCATTATGCTTTGAGCCGCAACCAGTTATATTGACTACCTGACCTACATAGAAAACGTCCTGCACTTTGTCATTAAAGTATGACGTGCCTGTGTTTTCTGTATTGCTATGCCCCACAATTGGAGTCGTGTTTTTCCATAGAAAGGGCAGCATGACGTCATCGGCGGCATCGCATACGGACTGCAAAACTGCATCGGTGTAAAGTGAGCCGATGCCTAATGCTGTGCGAAGTTCTGCGACTGTCGTGACTGACATTGTTATCCTTTCTAAAGACTAGGGGAGCTGCAAGGGCTCTGGCAGCCCCCCTAGCGACTTAGGGCTCGCTATTAAGCGAGGTTGAACTTGCGAACGCCCTTACCTGACTTCGCAACGTAAACTGCGAGATATCCGTAAAGTGCGATTTCTAGTTCGCCAGTTGTTAGCACTTGGAGACGTAAATTTGTGACAGGGGATTCCCATACGTATACGCTTGATGGTGCAATGAGGAACGCAGAGTTATCTACAACGCCTGAAGCAGCGATGTTGTGATCTACGATGAGGTCAGTTCCGAGGATGTTTCCGCGTACTGAAGAAGCAACTGCTGAACCAGATGCGTTCTGTGTTGCTCCTTGTGCAGAGTAAAGTGCGCGACCTGTTGAGTCTGCGTATCCTGTGATAGCAGCCCATTGGTCTGTGTTAGCAACAAGCTTGTTAGCGAAGTCTCCACCAGTTCCCTTGTATGCGGCTGCGCCTTCTACAGAGATGAATGACTGAAGTCCTGCTGCTGTTGCTGCAACGCCTGTTGCTGTTGTGCCTGATGCAATGAGTTCTGTAAGAACTGCTGTGTCAGTTGCCTTCTCATAGGCTTTTCTGAGCTCAGCCATCAAAAGCTCCATGAAGCTCGGCGAAGATCGGTCAATCAGTTCCCAGCTAATGCGATTTAGCCCAGCGAACTTGTTGATGTTTACTGTGTCATACGCAGATGTCATTCCTGTATCGGTGACGCTTGCGCCCTCGTTCACATCAGCGACTGCTGGTGCTGTGTCTGGTGAACCAGCGTTGGTGTAAAGACGTGGAACTGTGAAAGACATTCCAGAGTCAATAAGTGCTGAACGTGTAACTGCATCGAATACTGGGCGTCCTGAGAAGGTGTCAGTAATGAATGAGTTAAGGTGCTGTGGCAGGGTTAAACCTGTGTTGGTTGATGTTGAGTCATCTGCTGCACGAACTGTGCGGCGTGCATCGTCATCGCCTAGCGCTGACTTAATAGATGCTTCGAGGTACTGCGCTGAAGTAATTGGCGCAATACGCTCCTTGACGTAGTGTGATGCTGCAACTGTTGGGCGAGCCGCTTCTTCTGCCGCTGCTTCAACTGCTGGAGCTTCTACCTGTGTGGTATCTTCCACGACTGGCTCGCTTTCTGTTGGTTGGGTTTCAGCAGGGACTACTTCCTCTGCTGCGATCTCTAATACTTGAGCAGACTTAAAGGCTGGCTCGGTTACTAGAGAAACTTCTTTGAGTTTTGCTGCTGTGACAACTGTGTGACCATTGCGTGATGGTTGTGATGCAATGATTTCTGCACCGATTGACAAGCCAGAGACGAGACCTTCTTGCGCCATAACAAGCGCATCGTTACCACCTGTAGAACGTGACAACTTGAAGGTTGCATAGATGCCATCTGGTCGTACTGTGGCTGTAACCATGCGACCTACTGGCTTCTTCATGTCGTGCTGACTTAGCAGCTTAATCTTGGATGGATCGTCAATCTCAATAGAACCAGCCTCAAATACAACGCCACCAAGATTGGTGTTGCCTACTTCGCCTGTTCCCATTGGGACGATTTTGCCGCTAATCTCGCGGCGTTCTTCGCTGCACTCAATAGATGATGCTTCGATGTATAGAGTCTCCACTAGCTGATTCCCTCGCTTCCGTTTGGAGTCAAATCTGTCATTTCCATCGCTTGCTCGGTTGTTACCAAACCAAGGGCAAGCAATTTCTCTACTACCTGCAGTTCGACCAATGGGTCGTTCTTGAGGAATGTGTCAAATACTGCAAAGCGAACTTCATGCCCTGATGTTGAAATATCGTCCATGCTCATTCTGCTCTGTATAGCTTGAACGAATGGCTCGATGCTTAACGCAAAGAACTGCTTACGCTCGTCTTGTACGTTTGCATAGGTCATTGTCGTATTCTGATCTGCAGACAAGTAATACGCAGGGACATTCATAGCGCGAGCAATTTCAGTCGAAAGGTTCTGAATTGCCTCGTTGTACATCATGTCTTTTGGTGAAAACTGTGTGGACTGGAACTCTAGGGTGCTAGTGAGATAGGCAGTAGAGTTATTTTGGCGGCTGCGCTTCCATGCAGCTAGCAACCCAGAGACTTCGTTTGGCGGTAGGTCTGCGCCTGTGTTCTTCAAGATGCCGCTAGACATTGGGGTTGCAGATGCGATAGCAGCAGCCTTGTTAATGTCAATGGCAGACTGGATAGTGCGTCCAGCGCGTTCTAACACGCCCTCATCAAAGCCCTGAATAGTCACAATGTCATTCATGCTGATAGGTGCTGCATCAACGTAATACTGGGTAACGTAAATGCCTTCTAAGTCAGTTGTGAATGTTACTCGTGAGTTAGCAATCCACTCAAATTGTGAAGGGCGTCCATCTTCTGCATAACGCTCGGTTACTCGCAAGTAAGATACGCCGTAGAAGAGAAGGCTATCTACGATCCATGTTAAAGTGACGAAAGAAGGCTGGTTGCCTGAAAGTTGGTTTATCCACTTTGGCGCAGCAATCTTCTCGCCTGTTTTCTTGCTGTAATACTCAAGTGGGATAGAAGCAACTGTGCCACAGATGAGATTACGAGCTCTGGCTACAGATGGAACGCTCATGGCGTCTTTGCGGGATACGCGCAAGGTAAGCGCATTGTAAAGTGAAGGAAGGTTCTCACCCATTACTTGAGGCGCAGCTTGCGCCTCTAAAATCTGCGGCTTACGCGAAAAGATGCCCATAGACCGCTAATTATACACTACATATAGGTCATTCTGTGTATATAGCCGCTACCTGTTGTGGTTTCGACAATAAGTGTACAACCATTGCAGTAGCAATCGCTCCAGATACATCTCCTGCGCTCTTGCGTTTAACAATGCGCCAAGCAGAGTCGTTTGTCTTAGCTGCGCAGTTATTCATCTGCTGCACCCAGTTCTCTTGCCCAGCGTGGACTACTCGGTGATTGACCAAGCCATCTAACAAGTCTCCGCAAGCCTGATAGAACGATGCACCTGACACGTCTTGACATATTTGCCCAGAGTTTGAGAGCTTGTCGGCGATAGATTGGGCTGTGTACTTGTCATAGCAAATTTGGCGAGGTCTGTACTGGTCAGCCCACGCCTTAATATCTACCGCAATCTTTAGATCATCCACAGAGACCTGTGACTCCCACGTTTGTAATATTCCGACTCCAATTCGACCATCTGGGAGTATTTGACCAGCAACAAGAGACGCGTTCCTACGACTCGGACTGACATCGAATGCAAAGACTGTATAGCCACCCACAGGAATCGTGAGCGTGGAGTCGCTCGTCTCTTCAAGTATGCCATGCGGCCAAGGGCTACTGAGAGAATCAATCCATTGACAAAGAGTCTCAGTTCTAGTGTTTTCAATCGGGCTTGTAGCAATCGCTTCCTCAATGGCTTCCTCCGTTATCGTGTAGCCAAGGGCAGGATTAGCTTGCGCCCATGCTGACCGGTCTGTGATCTTGCAATACTGTGGTGCGCTGTACTCATAAAAGCCAAAAGATTTTGGCGGGTTTTCTAACGCTCGCTCGCGCATGCCGTTAAGGACTACCGAGAAAGCGTCTCCTGCATTAGAGGTAAGAAGCGTTTGAGCATTTGGACGCGCTCTAGTTGTTGGGATAGCAGCTCTATATCCTTCCTCGCTGATTTCTCGGAGTTCGTCAATGTAGAGAAAGTCTGCAGTTCTTCCGCGAGAGCCGTCTCTAGTAGCCGCAACAACGTCCAGCCTTCGTCCATCCAGCATTGAAATAGACTCGGTGCCGTTGGCGTACCTGATTTGTTTGACGAATCCTTTGAGGTGGTCATTGTTCTCCAATACTTCGCATACCTGTCTGAAAGTGTCTAAAGCCATGCTTCTGTTTGATGACATGATAAGGACATTCTTGCTATCCCACTTTAAAAGGTGGGCAAGTATAAGCATACGGACTAGGTGCGTTTTTCCATTCTGCCTAGCTGCCAAAATGAGATTTGTCTTTCTGATCCATTGCCCTTTCTTGTCCACAGTCAGCATGTCCTTGAGAACGTACTCCTGCCAAGGTAAAAGCGGCATGCCGATTATCTCGCATAAGTCTTTTACATCTTGCAGCTTGTTTTGACCCTTAAGAGGTATCGACTGA